ACTTTATGACTCCAGTATCTAGCACTCATCTTATCTGGGCTAGAGTCCTGAGCATTGTGTCTAGCATAGTAAGATTTCTTACGTGCTTTATCTTTAGCAGATGTAGGATTCTTACCTGCTCCTTTTACACCTTGTTGACCAAAGCGTATGAGTTTAGTTTTGTCACCTACTTTAGCTACAACAACGTGAGATTTTTTAGGATGGCTAGGAGTACGTTTAGGTTTGTTATACCCTGAGACTCCTGCTCTTTCTAGTTTTGGATCTTTAGCCATTACTTAGTTAAGCCTTTCTGTTTCTCATAAGTTCTTAAACCTGCTAACCCTAGCATAGCAAAGGTTAACTCTATTAGTACATCTGTTTTAAAATCAGGTAAAGTTACAGTAATGCCAAGTAATGCACACACCCACTGAGCCAATGGTTCGAGTATAAACACAAAAAGAAAACCAAGAGCAGAGATCCAACCAAGGCAAGGACGCCAACCAGCAACCCAAATAGAGCGATGAGCAGCTTCGATCTTATTCGTTTCAGCCTGAGCCAAACTAATCTGTGTTGCATTATCAATAAGAGTCTTTTCAATTTCTTGTTTTGCTTTTTCTTTGGCATTTTTGTCTGGTATAACTCGATCTAATACTGTAGATATTAATGGTAATATAGCATTAATCATTTAAGCCATTTCCAAAAATTGTTTAATTTAATTGCTACTTTTTTTAGTTTGTTGCATAGGTTTGTTCGGATACGATTGTAAACCTCGACTATCAAAATAGCTGTGAGTATATAAAGAATCCACATCATAAAGTCCTCTTCTTATTAATTGACATATTCTAGATAACACTAGAGTTTTCCTATAATTACTGCAATAACAATAGCACCGAAGCCAGTCATACATCCCCATATTAGTCTATTGAGCATAGCTTCTAAACGATCAAGACGATAGTGTAGAGTAGCATAACGCTCTGCACATAGCTCTTCATGAGATCTAAGTTCCTGTTCTACTTCTTTGGCTGTTGTCATATTAAAATTCTATCCATCCAGTTATAATATATTTGTCTCCACCTATAGGTGGGTTTCCTCTGTGTGTATGTGTGTAAGCTGCAGGAAATATAATACAATCACCCTTGCTTGGTTTATATCTATATTGTTGATAAAGAAACTCTGTTTCTCCTGCTTCAAACTCATCGTTAAGATATACAGTCCATGTGAGTAAACGATTAGAATCTTGTTTATTTGTAGCTTCAGCATGCCAAATGTGATAGCCTTGACCTGGCTGTGTCTTTTGTACCTTCATTGTATAAGACTTATGCTCACCAAATGTTTTTAATATATCAAATTGATCTGAGTATTGTTTATAACAATGTCCCCAAAACACACGATTAAATTCATTCATAATTTCTTTATCTGTATGATTTAATGGAAAATGTGGTAAGTATGTAGATGTATCTTGTTTTTCAGTTTTAGGAACACCATCATGTTTTTGACGATTTAATGTCATACCACCTTGTTCTGCTGCGTTATAATAGTCTATAGCTTGATTACAAAACTCATCACTAAATGCTTTTTTATATACTTGTATAAATTGATCCATTAGTTATCCTGATAAAAATTAAATGCTATAGATATTCTATCATCTGCATTAGTTCCTTGTGTTACCATGTGTGGAACATCAGACTGAAATATAAATAAAGAATCTTCTATAGAATCATATGTCATTAATTGATCTGTTAAAATGTTAGGATTTGATGGATACAAATTAATTGAAGACTTTGTTCTAGGAAAAAAAGCTAGTTTTCCTGAGTTTAAAGGAGCCTTTAATATGTATACACAACTAAATATAGCTCCTCCATGAATATGAGATTCTTGATAGTCATTACTAGAATATATATTCATCCATACATCTTTACATTTTAATGTAATATTAGCTTCATGTTTTAAAGCAAATTCTTTTACTTCATTTTGTACTTTATTGATTAACTCTTTAAATAAACTATCTTTTAAAATAACATCAGAGTCTATTGTATTGTATACAGGTGTTAGCCAATCTGTTTTACTGCAATTATTAAATTGTTTAATATCATAACATCTATTTATTAAATCTTTTTTATATTTATCATTGTTTAATAAATTAGTACTAATCGATATTGCAGTTGGAAATAAAAGATTTATTTGATTGCTCATTTAAAATATGGTCCGACTAACCATGTTACAGCACTGTATCTTACACCTTTTGTGACAGGTTCAACACCATGTATCATATAACTAGGAAATACTAACACAGTTCCTTTTTTCTGTGATGGGTAATATAAGTTACCATTTGCATTTAAAAAAAACTTACCCCCTTCAAAGTCATCATTAAGAAATGCTAATGCTGTTAGCTTTCTTGTTTCATTACTGTGTGCATGAAATGTATCTACATGAGGGTTATAGTGCCCATCAGGTTTATAAATTAAAAACTCAGTTTGATTTGCATGAGTAATTGTATATTGCCACCAGTAATGATTAGCATTTAATCCTGTTGCCGTAAGTGTGGCTCCTATTCCTATATTCTGTGGTAACAGTACTCTTTGTGTATCTCGAATAGATTTGTCAATATTTCCAGTACCATTTCCAATAACAGGTTGTTCTTTATGTATTGAATCTTGTGAATATGTTTTAATTAAATTATCACAGAAGTCATTAGAAATATGATTCTCAAATACAGCACAGTCTGTTAATACTCTTTGCCCTGTAGTTTTAGATAATCCTAATGATGTTCTGCCATCATACTTTTGATCTGCATGAGGACCATCTGCATCAACATAATGTAAAAACACTTGAGATTGCCATTGTCCTTCAGTATACTTGTCTCTCCAATGTTCTACTTCCATACCACGATACAATACTGCATCACCTACTTGCATATCTACTTTATTACCTGCCATATAAATAGACCAAGGATTACCTTCAAATCCTAGTGTAACTGTTGCTGATATTTCACAAGCAGGTCTATCCGTATGTTTCTTTAACTCTTCACCAGGTTTATATAATCTAGCGTAAGAGTAAGTTGGATACAATCGTTTACCACAAGCTTTTTCAAAGTGAGGTAATAAGTCTTGTAGTAATTGGTCAAATGTTGCAGTGCCATGTACAGCTTCTGATATTGGACATTGAGGATCTTTTGTAGTTTCACCTCGTTCTATATATTTATTTAACTCTTGAGTAAGTTCTCTACAATTATCTAAATCTAAAAAACCTTTTAAATGGACGTATCCATTTTTATCAAAATCGTTGGTCACGACTATCCTTTCTAATTAAATACTACTGATTTATAATTTGTACTTTAGACCAAGTTTCTGTATCCCAGTTCCATTCGTATGCTTCTGTTGGATTACCTTCCGCATCAACTGCTAATTCACCTGCTGTAGATTGATCTACTGCTTCTGGCACTTTTTTAAATGAAGATGAAGTGGGATCATACCAATATTTATCCATTTCTATTGTGTTAGGACAATCTTTCCATTGAAGATTTGGATTTGTTTCAAACTCCTGACCTTGTTCTACTACTTCTAATACTCGATAGCCAGAGTTATCTTTTCCTCTAGGCTCTATTGTACTTATTAATGCTTTTTTAGCCATGTAATAACTCCTTATTAATATTCTACGACTACTACACCTGCGGCACCATTTCCACCTGGAATTGCAGGGTTAGCAGACCTATAACCACCTCCACCTCCACCTCCATAACTTCTGCCTGCTTCATTTGGAACAGTAGTAGATCCTCCAATTCCTCGACCCCCACCTCCTAAATATGAACCACCCCCTGCTGATGAAAAAGATGCAGGTGCTAAAGGTCCTACTCCAGTAGATCCTGAACCACCTATATTTAATTGTCCTCCTGAACCTATACCTCCTGGCGCTCCTATTGTAGGTGTACCCCCTGCTCCTCCAGTTGCAGAACAATAAGCACCAAATGAGCTAGTACCTCCAGCATTACCATTAGATGATCCACCTGATCCTCCACCTCCAACAGTTACAGCAACATTAGTACCACTTGGAAAAGGAACGACTTCTATGGCTGTTCCACCACCACCACCACCTGTGCCACCTTTATTACCATCGTTTGTAGATCCTCCACCTCCGCCTCCACCGACAACAATTACTTTAACTTTAGTAATGTTACCTGGGTTAGTCCAAGTACCAGGGCTTGTAAATACATCCATATTAGAAAAACCACCTGCTGCTACAGCAAGAGTAGTCCATGTCATTGTACCATCACCATCAGAGGCTAAGTATTGTCCTGCAGTACCATTTCCTGGTACGTTAAGTTCAGAAGCACCTACAGCATCTGCTGCAATATTCGTAGCAGTAATAGTATCTGTTGCAATATCTGCACCTACAATAGTACCATTAGCAATCTTAGCAGAAGTAACTGAACTATCTGCTAGTTTAGCTGTAGTAACAGCAAGGTTATCAATGTCTGCTGTAGCTACTGTACTCTTAGATGCTAGTGCTCCGTCTGCAGAATTGACGTATGCTTTAATTTGTGATCCAGTAACTTTCTTACTGGTACCTGCTTCGTTTATCTCAAACTCATTGGCATCAGCAGCAACCGATGCAGCAGTAAGTTGTGATATTTTTATATTTGCCATAGTTTAATAACTCCTCTTCCAAGCTCCGTTAGTGTGTTTGTAAATTTTTAAATTGCTAGTCCAAGCTCCATTCCATTTAGTATATGGAAGGAATGTTTTCCAAGTTCCTGCATCTTTATAGTAAGGCTGAGAACTAAAGAATGTTTTACTTGGGTTTCCTACTATAGTAGCAAAGATAATATTTCCGTAAGCTGCTATAGCTGTTCTTGTATCAGTACCATTTTCTAGTACACGAATATCTCCTGATTCAGTAATACGAGTAACTTCATCTGTACCTGATGTAATACTACCAAATAATATTTTAATTCCTGCTGCTGCTTTAGAACCTGTAGCTGCTAAAGAACTAAATCCATATTGTACCCTAGTACCTATTGTAAGTTTAGAACCTAATGTAGATAAACTAGATTCAGCTATTTGTCTTCTTGCCCCTACAGCATCTGCAGTACCTTCTGCTAATAAATCTACTTCAGGGTATTGAATTAGAAGAGGTACATTATCTAACGTACCTTCTGCTACTAATTCACTAAACTCAAGACTTGTAGTATTAACATAAAAGTTTTTAGAACTACTTGCAGTTAAACTTGTATCTGCTTGTGATCTACCTGTTCCTAAAGGAGCTAATGTACCTGTAGCTAGTAAGTCAACATAACCTGACCAATCCATTCTAACTACATTAGTTATAGTACCTACAGCTTCATTATCATAGTGACCAAATAAAGTTCGTTCACCTGATGATAATTTAGAACCTAATACTTGAAAATCTGCTGCACCTGGTCTAGTAACTAAACCTGCAAAACTTACACTACTGGAAGCTGAAACACTAGAGAAAGCCTCTATAAAGTTTTCAGTTATTCGAGAGTCAGACGACTGGGTAATTCGAAGGTCGCCATTTTCGAGTATTCGAAAGCCGTCTGCCATTTAGATTCCTTAAGCTATTGTAAGGTCAATATTGCCAGTTGAGAACTGTAAAGTATCTCCATCATTAACAATTTTAGATGCTGTCATAGAACCATGCCATAACAAGTTTCCTGCTGAAACTGCATCGTGAATTCCAATGTGAGTAATTGTACCCCAGTCACCACCTGCTGCAGTAAATGATACATCGCCTGAATTTGATGTTGTACCACCTGGTGTTGAGGCTGCATCAAAAGCTACTGTTTGTCTTGCATAGCCTGAACCTGATACTTCAGTTCCACCACCTGCATCTGAAGGTGCTGCAGTATATAATGCTACATACCAAGCTGTTGGTCTAGTAGCAGAGCCAGTTGTCATCATCCAATCTAATAACAATTTCTCTGCATGATCTGATAAAGCTGCCATATTAAAAGTCTCCTATTAAGTAATTGTAAACCATATATCACCATCAGAACCACCTGAAGGTGCACTCGTGCTAACAGTAACACTCTGGGTGATACTGGTATAATTGTTATAGACTGTTTGCATTGAAGCTAAATAGTCTATACCATTAACTGTTAAACTTGTTGCTGATAATCCTCCTACATTAAGAAGATCATTACTGTTCATATCTAAATCATTTTCCATTTGGTTAGGTTCACCAGATGGATTATTTCGATATAATACTTTATTATTAAATTCGTCTTCTATGGCATTAAACGAAGCATTTAATGCTGAAGCACTTGCATAACCTGCAGTAATGTCACTAAGAGTTACTTTAGCCATTTATAGATCCTTTTTCCAATTAAAACGTTTTCCTCTTAAATGTTTAGGAACAATCATAGACTTGGCTTGTCCCCCTTCTGTTGTTAGAATTTTATTACTTATTTCAGTTCCTTGTTTTCTATTTTCTTTACCTTGCTTTAAAGCTTTATTAACTTTTCTTAATACTGAATAATGAACAGGCTTACTGTAACTAGATTTAGATACAGTTTCTTTAATCATTTGTTTAATACTTTCAGGGATCTTATCCCCTTTCATAGTTTTAACAGGACCTGGTTGTTGTTCTGTCATCTTACGAGCTTGTGCTACCCTATAGGCTTTCTCTGCTACCTGAGCAACCTTACCTGGTCTACCTGCAGGACCTGGTAACTTACCTGTAGCTTTAAGTGCATTGAACGCAGTTCTTAATGCAGTCTTAGTATCAAATGTTCTACTTACTGATACCTTAGGAGCTTTCTTAGGACGAGGCATAATTTATTTTTTAAGAGAGTTTCTATAGTTTTTTATTGAACTTTCCATATCTTTTGTATTAAATCTTTTCGTAGGGCTTTTGTAAGTACCTGGTTCTCCTATTGTTTCAGGA